AAAAAAGGGGGACCGAAGTCCCCCCATACAAATACCGATTTTTATTATTATTATTCGGTGAACCGTATCTTAGGCAGAAACCATCAGGTTGTCTACACGGAAGATGCGGTAGTACTGGTTGCTCTTAGCAGCAGCAAGACCATCAGAAGGCGTACCGCCAACGAATGGGTTAGATACCATGCCATAACGAGTCTTGAACCCGATACGTGGCTGGAAGTCATTCTCGCCTACAGCGCGAACCATTTGCAGTGGTACATATGGGCAGTAGAATACACCTGCGTCATATGGGTTAGTGCCCTTGTAACCAACAGTTACATAGTCAGCAACCGCATATGGGTCGATGTAGATGCGCATACGTCCGTTCAGTACACCAGCAAAAGTGTTACCAGTGTCGTCAACTTCCAGAGAAGTGCTCAGAGCAGGAGCGTAGTCAAGCATACCAGAAGCAGCGAGAGCAGTAGCAACATCAGAAGATACGATTGCTACGTTACCCTTACCGCGACGAGTTTCTTTAGCGATAGTGTTTGCTTCGCGATCCAGTTGGACAAGCAGACCCTTGAACTTCTCAACAGACCAACGACCATCAGCGTCCGTAGACAGGTCGAAGATACCGTTGGTAGCAGTGTTAGCAGTCAATGCACCAGTCTTCGCTTGGCTGTTGATAGTACGGATAACTTCGCGGTTGATTTCAGCAAGAATTTCTACTGAAAGAATGTTAGCAAGTTCCGCTTCAGCGTCAAGACCGTGGATTGCTTTCAGGTCTTGTGCCAGTTCGATGGTGTACTCTGCCTTCAGCGCACGTGACTTTGCAGTTACGGTTGCTTTCTCGATGGTGAAACCCATCTCTTGGAAGTCAGAAACGCCGCCAGTGCCCAACGCTTCCGCGTCAGCAGTTGGCATACCGCCACCGATAGAAGGACCAGTACGGTCGTTGTCGATAGAGGAGTCGCCGTTTGAGTCAGTCAATCCGTCAAGACCAGAAGGACCAGCAGTGTGAGTCGTAGAAGAGTCACCAGAATATGGTACAACTGCTTCGTTAAACAGTGCTTCGTCACCAGAAGTGGCGCCAGACTGAGTAGACTTGTAGCGAGACTTCATAGCGAAGATCAAGCCAGTAGGACCAGACATTGGTTGAACACCACAGATGTCGTATGCCATCAGGTTAGGCATAGAACGACGTACGAGTGAGATCAATACTGGGTTCCAGTTGGCAGCGCTTGAAGTATTGTTAGCAGCAGCGGCTTCTTGCAAGAAAGAAGAAGCACCTGCTTCTTGAGCAAATGCTTGCTCTTGGTTTTCGAGGATAGCAGCAGTGACCTTACGTCGGTAAGCGTCTTTGATCTCGCCGCTAGACTCTTCGTTCAGGACTGGTGCCCACTTTTGCACCAGAGATTCGTAGTTCAGATCCATTTCTTAATTCTCCTTATGGGGTAATGGATTACTTGTTAATTTTGCGCATGGCAGACAGGTACTGTTCCATAAAAGGAGAAACTTCTTCAGTGTCAACGTCGCTTTCAGTTTCTTCAGTTATTTCTTCTTCAGTTTCTACTGTCGCTTGTGCAAAGAATGACTCTTTGATAGTAGCAACTTTAGACGCAAACTGCTCGGCGTCATCAAAGTCAACACCTTCTACCAGAGAGTAGAACTTCTCTTTCTGAGTGTCAGCGAGTTCAGATGCTGCTTCGGCAACAATTGCTGCACGCTTCAGACCTTCAACTTCTTCGCTCAGAGAAATCGCATCAGCAGTGGTCTTGTTGAGAGCTTCTTCGAGTTCTTCAACTTGATCTGCTAAATCGTCAACGAGGTCAATCTTGGATTCTGGTACGTCGATGTAAGACTCAGTGAAAAGGTTCTTCAACCCTTCCATGAAGTTCTCAGCAATCTCAGCACGCAGACCAGTTTGGATGGCAACTTTGTTCTCTTCCATCCACTGCTCAACCACGTAGTTCAGGTAGGAATCAACCTTCTCGACCAACTCACCTTTCTGCGCAGCAGTTTCTTCAGCGAGTTTTTCTTCGTAGGTTGCTTCGATTCGCTCTACTTCTTCAGAGAGCTTTGATTTCAATGCTGCTTCAAAGATCACAGCAGTTTTTGCCTTAAACTCATCACTGAGAGTGGCTTCAGACTCGACTAATGCTGCGAGTTCTTCAGAGTGAGTATCTGCTTCCGCAACTACTTCTTCCTCTTCCAACTCGACTTCTTCGCCCATCATCTTACCGTATGCCGCTTGAAGGTCAACCTTCTTCATGGCATTCAACTTGCCGTACATAGCATTAATCATACCTGCTTTGGTCTTTGGCATTGGTTCGCTGTTGCTCTTGTCACCCGTACGAGCAGGTGCTTTAGTCGTTGCGTTCGCTGCCTTATCGGTAGCGGCAATTGACTGTGCTTCAGCGTTTTTCATGTCATGCCCTTTTGCTTCCGCAACTTCCTGCTCATCGCGGAGTTCAATGTTTTGATCTTCCATTGTGTTCTCCTTATTAAAAAGATCTTTTTAAGGATGAGAGGAAATTTTTGTACTCAACGATTTGATCCACGCCACTAATTGGCGGAAGCGCATCGACATGAGCTTCGATTTCAGTCTCTTGTTCCTCACATATCTCTTGAGCAGTAAGTACGCCATTGTTCCAGACCCATTCAACACCTTCCATAATCCCATTAACAAATGCTCCAGGAGCAGATGGATCTTGCACGATGTCAACCGTGCTTAAAACAAAATCGTCCTTAACATACATCGCGCCATTGCGCTGCTCAAGACTACCCATTCCACGAGTTGAGACACCAAGATTAACACCACCTTCGAGAAGACCTTGTACAATCTTACCCATTGGAGTATCAAGTATTGATGCCTTTCCGATAACATCATTGCCTTCGAAGTGAAGGTCAGTGATCTTATGCGAAACTTTGTCGAGGTTGACGGTCGGACCATCGGGATGGTTCAATTCGCCAACTGCTCTATCTTTTGCGACCTGCTCAGAGACATACTGCTCGACGGCAGACTCCATAATTGGTCTAGGGTACACCCTACCATTACGGTTCTTCTGCTCTGCCTGAGCAAACACACCTTCGATAACATATGACTTCTTGCCGTCTTTCTTTTCTTCGACAAGACACTGTAGTGTGTTGTCATTATATTCAGCAATTAGTTTCATGTTAGTTCCTTGATCGCAGTTTCTATTGATTTTTGTGCGTCCCTTTGACTACGGAACGTATCTAACATATCCCCGTCTATGTAGGCAACGAAACCTTTGGCGGTCTTTTGTATCTCAGTTTTAATTCTGCGATACTTCTTGGACCAGACTACTTCGCCCTTCGCTTTGCGTTGCCTTAGTTCGGAGAACGTAATCATAACATTTATTTATACTTTTTCTTCCTCTGATTCGTCCTCAGACTCCTCATCAGATAAAATATCTTCAATCTCGTCAGCATAGATACCAAGTGGGTCCTCTGGTTCCTCATGCTCTTCCTCAGCAGGGATCTCAGCAACTGGTTCTTCCGGAGAAGGTTCTTCCGTTGACTCAGGTTCTTCAACCTCAGCAACCTCTGGTTCGCCCTCATCTTCCGCTTCTACTTCAGATTCTAGTTCTGCTTCAGTTTCTTCTTCTGAAGGTTCTTCTTCCTCTGCTCCGTTATAAACTGAATTCGCTATACGAATCTGTTCTTGCTCTAGAGCATCGTCGATACGAGATTGTACAATGTCCTTAAAAATTTGACTAGAGGTAAAGGCATCGCCCTTCTCAATAGAGTTTACCAAATCTTCTACGGATACTGTTACTGGTTCTTGAGTCTCATTAGCAACATCACTCATTTCAACTTCAGGTTTCGTTTCCATCATCATCTCCTATATTAGTTGGTACTGGTTCAGAACCTATTTGTTTTTCCATGTCTTCCATTTCTTCATCGGTAAAATGGAAAACATTTTTCATTACCCACTCTTTAGATAGATACTCACCAACATATTGTGATGCTTGATCCATCAGACCCAGTCGCTCACGGAATACTTCAGCATCCTTGAGTTCTGTATAGTGGTTGTCTTTATAGAAATCTACTCGAATACGATTGTGGAATAACTCCATCCAATCGCTGTCGGTAATAATACCTTTTAACACAAGTTGTTGTCGGAGGATACCAATAAACAACTTACTGAACCTTGAGCGAAGTCGAGTTACAAATTTCTGGAATTTAATTTCTTCACGGTTGATTTCAGTAGCACGACCGAGGGAGTATGCTTGCTCCTGCTCCAATCGCGATACTGGTACGTTCAGTGCTTGGTATACCTTGCGTTGGAAATATTTGATGTCATCAATCTCGCCAAGGTTTGAACCACCAGGAAGTGTAGTCACCTCCGTTCCTCTACCACCTTCTCGGCGAGGCAACCAGAAATCGTCAAGCATAGACATATGCTTTCTCGAATCTTTTAGTTCTCCAGTCGCCTGATCGTATACAAGTTTATTTCTATAACGAGTCATCAATGAGTTGACATATTCTTCTGCTTTACCTTTTGGCAAGTTACCTGTGTCAACATAAAAGATTCTTCTCTCAGGTGCACGCGCCAGTCGATAGATTATCAAGGAGTCTTCCATCATACGCAACTGATTGATAGGTCTCAGTGCTTTGTGAAGATGAGAAACTACCTTCGCCTTCGTGTCGTCCAGTACACCTGATGTTACATAACTTACTGAGTCAACGCTGAGTTTGACTGCTTGGTTCGCTGTTGGGTCTACGCCAGCAGGAACACCTTTTTTAGTCTCAAAGTTTTTATCAGAAAACAAATAAAACTCTTCAACCTTGTTTACAACTTTTACACCTGTTGATTTATCTTCTTTCTTCTTGACGTTACGCACCTTACGCATCTTCATAGAGTCGATGTATCTAATCTCTTTGATGCCCAACTTTAGGTTTGCGTTGTCAACAATCAAGTGATGGTACAGTCTACCGTCAATGTACCAACTACGGAAAATATCATGAGCACGCTCATTAAACGTGAGCATGTTCAAGACATTTTGAAATTCTTCTGAAATCTTTTTCTTAATACCTGCGGAAACCTCAACCCGATCAAGGTTGACTTCTACTACGTTTTCATCATCAGGTATTACGATTGCTTCGTTAACGATTTCTTCTACCGCCATATCAACTTCAGGGTGAGTTGCTGCTTGACGATATTT